AGAAAGTCCTCGAGGGCACTCTAGCAAATGACGCATGGTTTGGCTTCGTGTGTCATCTCGATGCGTGCGAAGACTGCCGGCTCACGAAGGCGCGCACGCAGCCCGAGCAGGACTGCAAAAATTGCGACTCCTGGCTTGACGAGGATACCTGGCCGAAGGCCAACCCCAATCTGGGCGTCTCGATCCAGAAAAAATATTTACAGGAGCAGGTCACCGAAGCCGTCGCGATGCCGGCGAAGGAAAACATCGTCCGGCGCCTCAATTTCTGCATGTGGACGCAGGCCGACAGCCGGGCGATCGGCGCGGAGGCCTGGGCCGCGTGTTCCGGAATTGCATCCGGAGCGGATCCTGTCGCGGTCCGCGCGCAGTGGCTCCAGGAGCTCAAGGGGAAGATCTGCTTTGGCGGCCGCGATCTGGCCTCGACGACCGACATCTGCGCCGACGTCCTTCTATTTCCAAAGCAGGATGGACTCGAGCGCGCTCGCGTGCTGCCGTTCTTTTTCTGTCCAGAGTCCGCCATCGAGCAACGCGTCGTGAAGGACCGCGTGCCCTTTGATTTGTGGATCCGGCAGGGTTTCATCATGCAAACGCCGGGCAACGTCGTCGATTACGAATTCATCCGCGAGCATGCCAAAAAGCTGCGCCTCGAGTTCGACCTGAAACAAATGGCCTATGACCCGTGGAACGCCACGCAGCTCGCCGTGCAGCAGCAGGGCGACGGCATCACGATGGTCGAGCACCGGCAAGGATTCCAGTCGATGTCGGCACCGACGAAGGCATTGCTGAAGATGGTACGCGGGAAAGAATTCGAGCACGGCCGAAATCCCGTGCTGACCTGGATGGCGGACAACCTGACGACGATCGGCGACGCGGCCGGCAACCTGAAGCCGGTGAAGCCAGAGAATACAAACTCACCCAAGAAAATCGATGGCATGGTCGCTCTGATCATGGCGATCGCGCGCGCCGAAGAGAATCCGACTTCCGGCGGGGGCCCGGGCGTGTTCGGCGACTGCGAGAAATGCGGCGAGCTCTGTCTCGGAAAGGTCACCAGCAACGGGGAAGTAAAGTTTAACTGCGGAAAGCACGGGAGCAGGGCAGCATGAACGCCTTCACCGCCATCGTCTTTGTCCTAGGATCTGCATTGGTCACGGCCGGCGCCGCGCTGATCTATCGGCCGGCTGGACTGATGGTCGCCGGCGCTCTGTTCCTCGGGCTGGCCTTCGCCAGCGCGCGATCGACGAAACGAACGACGTCCTAGCGAAATGAACTGGCAGCAGCAGTGGCGCGAGTTCCGCGATTCGCTCGGCTCTGTCATTTCTTTTCCGGCGGACTATTTCGCGGGCTGGTTCGGCGTTGCACCGTCCGATTCTGGAGTCGAAGTCAACGAACTGACGGCCATGCAGATCGCGGCCTTCGTTGGCTGCACGCGACTGCTGAGCGACGCGGTCTCTTCGACTCCGATCAACGTCTACGAACACATGGACGACGGGAGCGAGCGCCTGGCCGTCGAGCACACGCTGCAGCCAGTGCTACGGCTGACACCGAACCGAGACTGCACGATCGCCGATTTCCTCCACGCTGGCCAGACACATCTATGCCTCACCGGCAACTGTTATTCCGAGATCGGCCACAACGGCGCCGGGCAGCCGGCCGGCCTCTTCCTTCGCAACCCATTCCGGACGATCCCCTATCGATTCGCCAAAGGTGGCCCAGGTGGATACGATCTCGAGCCAGGCGACCTGTTCTATAAAACGAACGACACGATGACCGGCTACGAGCGCATCATCCGCGCCGACGACGTAGTACACGTCAAAGGCCTCGGCATGGATGGCCTGGTCGGGCTAAGCCCCGTGAAATATTACGCACGCGAAGTCCTGGGCAACGATCTCGCTGCGCAGTCCTATAGCGCAAAGTTTTTCGCGAACGACTCGAGGCCTGGCGGTTATCTGAAGACTCCCGGCTTTCGTTCGCCGGAGGACAAGCTCAAAGACGCGCAGACGTGGATCGCGGCACACGCCCGCGGCAACGCGCGGCGTCTCGCGATTCTCGACGGCGGCATGGAGTGGGTCAACGTCGGCATTCCTCCCGAAGAGGCGCAGTTCCTGCAGACGCGCGAATTCAACCGCACGCAGATCGCTTGCATCTTCGGGATCCCGCCGCACTTTCTGGGCGAAGCAGCCGAGTCGCGCGCCAACATGGAGCAGCGCGCCCTCGAGTTTCTGACCTTCACGCTGAAGCCCTGGCTTAACAAGTGGGAGCAGGCGCTCAATTTTCGACTATTTCCGACCGTCGGCCGCAACGCCGGCCGTTTTTTCTGCCGTTTCGATACCAGCCAGTTCGAGCGCGCCACTTATGCCGATCTACTCAAAGGCGTGCAGATGGGACGCTACGCCGGCCTGATGACCCCGAACGAAGGCCGCAAGCTTCTCGGCCTGCAACCCTACTCGAAAAAGCAGCTCACCTCGAAGGACCCGGGCGACAAACTCTGGCAGCCCGTGAACATGGCCTGGGTCACCGCCGACTGGGATGGCGAAGCAGCTTCGGGCAAAAAGGGCAAGGGCGCCGGCGGCGACGACCAGGACGGTGGCGACGGAGGATCTGCGACGCCAAGCGGGACCACTCAAGGTGGCCAGCGATCGGATTTCGAGATGTTCCGGTATTTCGCGATGTTTTATCCCTCATTCCGCGATGCATTTGGGCGCCTTCTTGTGCGCCACAAGCCCGATGCAGCCGACTGCGAGCGCTGTTTCGGACCAGTGCTGATGTCGATCGCTGCAGCAATCGAGCTGGCTCCCGAACAGCGCGAGCCGGGCGACATGACGCTGAGCCCAAAAAGTGCGGAGTTCGTCAAGGGCTACGCCAGAAAGCTGCTGCAGCGAGTCGACGATTGGCGCTCTGACACAACTGTCATGGCCAGGGACGCAACCGCGGCGCATGAATTGAAGCGCGCGATCGCGCGGATCCGCGAAAAGTGCCAGCCGCCGGAGCCTCCTGCAGCGATCGAAGATCCCGAGCTCGAGGAAGTCGAGCGGTGAAGCTGGTCCTGCTGAATAGGAATTTGCCGTTCGCCGTCAGAGTCACGGACGTGGATGACATCGAAGCGGTCGGCATGATCGATGCCGGCGTCGCGGTAGAAGCACCCATGGAGGCAACAGAAATGCCAGAAACGAGGCAACAACCGCCGGCGCCGGAGTCGGCCATGCTCGATCGCGGAGCTCCTAACACGGTAAAGCCGAGCCCTCGGCCGCGCCAGGTTCCTCCGCGCGAGAAGCGACGGCGCAAGCACTGAGATGGGCAAGTCTACAAAATTCTATCCGCGCGCGCCGCGGGCACCGCGCGCAGTAACTGCATTGCGGCCCGGCGAGATCCGTCCGCCAGCGAAGCCGGCGCCAGGAGGAAAAGCGTGAAGCATCCACTCGAACGAAGATTTGTAAAAACGGAAGTCCGCGTAAAAAGCGACGGGCACATCGATGGCCACTGCGCAGTGTTCGACCAGGAATATGTCCTGTGGGATAGCGCATCCTATCGCGTCGTCGAAATCGTGAAGCCGGGGACCTTCGCTCGGGCAATCAAGGAAAAGCAGGACGTGCGCAGCTGTTTTAATCACGACCCGAGCCAGCTGCTGGGGCGTGTCTCGGCGAAGACGCTCTCGATCGAGGAAGACGAACGTGGCCTCTATTTCGATTGCGATGCGCCTGACACGCAAGTCGGGCGGGACGTCCGGACGCTCGTCAAACGCGGCGATGTCACCGGGGGGAGCTTCTCGTTTGTCGTGACCAAGGAAACGGTCACCGAAGAGAAGACGGGGGACAAAACGGTGCGGCGGCGTGAGATCCAGGATGTGGATCTATTCGAGGGCGGTCCCGTTACCTGGCCGGCCTATGAAGGCACGGACGTGAATGCGCGCACTCGCTTCGAGATGCGATCGCTATTTCCGGCCGGAGTTCCTTCGAGTCTCGCCGGCGCGATTCCTGAGCTGCGAAAAGAAGGAGACGACGGAGATGAAGAGCAGGAATGCCGTTGTCCCTGCCGTGCCTGCATGTCGGCCGAATGCGAAGAGTGCGAAATGCACATGGCCCGCTGCGGCGACCAGGAGCGCTGCAATCATGCGATGCGATCGATCCAGCGCGGCGATGCTCCCACGAAGCGCGTCGACGGCGAAGATCTCACTGCCGGCTGTTTTATCTATGTCGGCGACGCCTCGAAGCCTGAGACCTGGGCTCTCCCGTGGAAGTTCAAATCGGAAGCAAAGATCAAGTCACACCTCCGTAACGCTCTCGCGCGCTTCGGCCAGACGCAGAAGATCCCGTCCGACAAAAAAGCGGAGGCATGGAAGAAACTGGTCCGCCTTTGCAAAAAGTACGGTATCGCAGTTTCAGACGAAGAGTCGAAAAGCCTGGGCCTCAGCGCCGAGCAGCGGAAAGATCTGCGCGCCGGCGCCTGCGGCTGCACCTGCCCCGAGTGCCTCAACGGTGAATGTAAAGACTGCTCGGACGTCAACTGTGACGACGCGAACTGTGATCATGCGGACCGCGCCGGGCTGATGAGTCAAGAGCAAGCGAAAGCGCGTGCCCAGGCAGCACAGGCATCCCTCGAGTAAAACAGTGAAGAGCGTGCGCATCAGCATCTTCTGTCCAGGCAACAAGGCGCGCGCACTCCGCGTTTACACGGCGCCCCCTGGCCGCCGCTTCGGCGAAAAGGCGATCGACGATCTTCTCGCAAGAACTGCGGACAGTCTCGAGAAGCAACACCCCGGCGACGAGTATCGATTGGTCCCCGTCGTCGGCGGTTTCAATTTCGTGCATGTCGGAAAGCACACGGGAGTGGAAGTGAGCTAGTCGCTCAAACTGTTGTTTGTTCCGTCCGCCCCGGAGCGGCGCTCCGGGAGCGAGCGCATGCGAGGACCTTGCAAGCCGCGGGGAACTTCGGTTGCGTGTTCTGAAAAATCCAGAAACTTCGAGGAAAAATCACCATGCGAGACTTCAAGCAGGAAGCCCTAGATCTGCGCGCAAAGCGCAAACGGCTGGTCGACGAAATGAACGATCTGACCGAGCCCACCAAATGGACCGGCGAAGCCCAGAAGCGCTATAAAGCGGCCGATGCCGAGCAGCAACTTCTCAAGGATCAAATCGATGCGCTCGAGCGCCAGGCCGGCCTAGACACAGAAATGCGCAAGCTGTTGCCCGTCGCACCGGGCGCGCCGCCCGTCGTCGACCCCGCGAACGGCTCCCGGTCGCTCACGGCTGTCTCGAACGAGGCAGAGACTCGCGAGTTC